AGAGCCTCGGATGTGGACTTGATGAGTCCTAGAGATAGTGCCTCAGTCTTGAGTCGAGCCTCGTTCATCGCAACGCCGAACTTCTTGAGTGGCTCTGTCTCACCGGATAGACCTGATCTCAGAGCTGTAATCGCATCATCTATAGAGGTGTTGTTGAATGATGCCATATCACCTGCGAGCTGTACGAGAGACATAGACATATCCTGTGCTTGTCCCTGTCCTAGCCCGAATGCCTGGAATAGGTTGCCGTATGTACCTGCAGCCTCTAGAGCAGCCTGATTACTGATACCCATACTGTCTGCGGCGGTTTTGCCCCACGCCTCGACTGCTGCTGCACCATCTCCAAAGACCACGCGCACCTTTGATAGTGACTCTGCCATATTAGAGGCAGCCATAACTGTGTCTTTAGCAAACGCGACTACCTGTGTACCTGCAAAGGCGACACCGATAGTACCTGCTATGTTTTTGAGTTTGTTAGAGAAGTTGCTCATGCCGGTACTAGCGACCTTCACATTGTCATCTACGCCTTTGATAGCCGCCTGTGCTTGAGCTAGACCCTGCTTGAGGCTAGTGACATCAGCCTGTATCTGTACGAGAATCGGAGGTATTGCTGTCATATCAACCCCTGATCCGCGATGCAAACGCGCTAGTGAATACTCTGTTCAGAGTGCCGTTAGCTGAGAGATTTCTCGCTGCTGGCCCTAAGTATGGATATTTTACCCCTGGCTTCCATTTTGGATGTCCTAGTTCCACAGCTCGTGCATAGACCATCGTGGCAGATACGACTACTGAGTAGCTATCTCCGAATCCCTTGATAGGCATGGATGTAGTGATGCTCCTGCGCAGATTACCTGTGCGCACATTCGGCCCTGGTCTGCCCGATGCGTTTTGTTTTGCCTGTCGCTCCACCGCTAGACCTGTGATCTGTATAGCCTGAGCTACAGCCATATCTATCTGTTCTGCTTTTCTCTGTACGCCTGAGAGTGTCTCAGAGAGGTTAGGTATCGTCACTCGTATGGTCACGATCTCTCCATCCTCTCTGCCTTCACCTCATCTACTACTGCGGCTATAGCCCAGAGCCAATCCGCCGTATTAGCCGGTAGATCATCTACCTGGTCAGGTGTCCATCCAAACCTGTCGGCTGCGATGTAGTACACCCACTCCTCATCGGGATAGTCGAACGCCTCGTGGCGTTGTCCACCCTCAATCAGCCATTTGAGCCGTTCGAGTCGGCGGTAGTCGCTTTTGGGTCTTTCTCTGTCTCATCAGTCTTTGCGAGAGATGGGAACAGTACTTCCTGTGCCTCTTTGGTCATCTCTACGAGTGCATCGTAGTCAGCCATATCTAGCTCATCTAGTGTCTCTAGTTTGACTGATGGGATGATGAGATCGAACGACCAGTCCTCGACCAACATAGCGATGAGTGAGTCTGATAGTGCCATCGCCTTTGATAGGTCTCCGCCATCTACCTCTGATGCTCTAAGTACGCGCTTACGATCTTTGACCTTGAGTGTCTTGGGGTCTTTCAGAGTAGCTGTAGCACCTGATGGGAGTTTGATCTGTTTTGACATTGTGCCTCCTTAGTAAATATGCCTTCGCGCATCATAACTGAAAAGGAACAGGGGCGCGGAATAGCGGGGAAGGCGTACCGCTATCGACCAACGCCCCTGTTCTGGAACTGCTAGGCGTATGTGCCTGATGCTTTTGCGTTCTGTAGCACCCACTTGATAGGAGCGAAACCACCTGTTGATCCTGCATCTGTGGTGTTGCCCTGTCCGTTGATATCTACTGTGACCTGTACATAGTCCTCGCCACGCTCGATGACTGCTGCGGTATATGCGCCCTTTGAGATGGTCGCTTGGATTTGTACTGCAGTAGCACCTGCGCCATATGCCCAGTTCAGCACGATAGCTGGCTGAGTGTTGTTGAGGAAGCGTGTGAGCTCTGTGTCGTTCTCCATAATGAAGGTGATTTTGCCTGTGACCTCGATAGGGCCGAGGAACACCTGATATGGATTCTGTGTATTGCTGATGCCATAGACAGGAGTGACATTGCGCTTCATGTCAATGTTTCCAGTCATAGCGTTGCTGATTGAGCTACCGCCGATAGATACAGTACCGCGCCATACCGGTGTAGGTAGGATGGTAGAGAATGTTGGTGAGGTAGATGTCTCTGTGCTAGATGCCCATCCTGTTGTTTTTGCATCGTACTCCAGCATTCCATCTGCGTTGAAGCGGAGGGAGAAGTCTGAGAACTGGCATCCTGGATATGAGCGGTTGCCTGCAGCGTAGAAATCTGTGAGTGTGTAGCTGATTGGCTGGTCATCTGCTGCTGCGGTGAGGCTGTTTTTGAGCGAGATGGTGTGTGTATATGGTGCAGATACACCTGTGGTAGCCACGCTACCTAGCAGACCTGCGATGGAGTATCCGATGGTGTCTGCGAATACAGCTCCACCGAAGTCCACAGTCGATCTTGTGCGACCCTGGATGTATGCGTAGTTCACAACATTTGAGCCACGAAGCCCTGTGTCGTATAGCGGATCAACGATATCTACAGGCTTCAAGCTGTCCTTAGCGACAGGGATGAAGTCAGTAGGTGCTACAACCGTACCCTTTGTTGCTTCTTTGGCGATACCGAGGTACGAGCGTACCGATTGTTGTACTGACATGTCACTCTCCTGTTTTCTGGTCTGTCGATGCAGACGGTTTGATTGGTGCTGTTGGTACTACTTTTGGCGAACCTGCAGGTGCGCAGTCAGGATGTGTGAATCCCTCCGGCGCATCAAACTCATCACCTGGCTGGACTGTGACCCCAATAGCAGGGAACACTCGTTCATCTGTGCCGTTATATTTCAGTCTCATGGTGCTCCTTATGCTTGGATCATCTCAGTCACATCGAATTCTAACTCAGCGTAGGTCTCTGTTGCGCCCTCATTGCTAGTCGCAGGTTCTCCATACCGAGCTCTGATGATGGGCTCTGCACCCTGCCACACGAGGTTGCCCGTAGTGTCGCCGAAGTTATGGTCAGACCGAAGCCTCTCTTTGATGTTGTCCACGAGGGTATCAAAATCTGTCATCGCACTCTCGGCGTTTGTATGCATAGAGTGTGTATAGAGCTGTATGACTACTGTGTAATCCACGCGCTTCCATCCGCTATGCGCTCCGCCGATGGCTAGACGAGTCTCGTTCTCCGCCGCGATAAAGATGACAGCGGCAGATCGAGTCATCTGCCCAGGCTGTGCGTTCACCTGGTAGTTGATGCGCTTCGGGAAGGATGTGAACACCTGATTGAGCGTAGGGATAGGTGGATTTGATATGAAAGATGTGAGGGTAGCTCGTACCCCTGTGCGCCCTGCCATTACCTGATCCTGCGGTACTTGTTCACCATGTCGAGGGCTAGAGCTATCTCACCTGAGTATCGAGCGTTGTTGCCGATGTTCACCGTAGGCTGCGTAGTCAGATTCATCGTCATGCTGTTGTCGCCTCGTACTTTTAGGAATGCGGTGGTGATGAGGATGCAAGCCTGTTTGATGGCGTTTGGCATATTGCCGATAGCCACTCCTGCGGCATGAGTAAAGGCGAGCGCGCTAGTCAGAGGTACAGTCGTAGAGCCATTGGTATATGTACTAGCGACTGTGATGCGCTCGCTCTTTGATCCGTCATAGATGCGATATGGCTGACCGGCGAGGATGCCTGTCCCATCGGTGACTGTCAGAGAGGTCGCACCTGCGGTAGCTGTCGCGATGGTTGTATTGACGAATCCTGAGACATAGGTGTACTGAGTGAATACCTGTTGTCGCGAGCTGTATCCAAAGCCAAAGCCTAACGGCCCCTGAGAGCTGTAGTTTAGGCCGAGATTTGATAGAGGAATGATGAGTTGTTGCGCCTCAAACCATGCTGTAGAGCAGTCAGGTAGGGCTACTAGATTGTTTGGGTCTGCCCCATACTGAAAACTAGAGAGCGAGATGATGGGTGAGTTGTTTGGATGCAGAGCTATCATGCCCTGTCCATTGACCCTGACTCGCTGTGTTTCTGTGTACTGATCTGCCACGAGGGACTGATTCAGGTACTCGTTCATATATGAGGATGCTCGTAGGATCACATTTGCGAGCTCGGCATCCTGCGCCGCCTGATTACCTCCGACTACGAGATTGTTATAGTCGATAGAGGTAGGGGCATCTTTGTACTCCTGGACTGTGAGGTAGGGATACTCTTGAATCGTATCGGGCGTGATACCTACTGCCATGACTACTCCCCATCTCTAGCTATATCTGCAGCCTCATGTCCACATCGGCCACACTTGCGAAACCACCCGTCAAAGCCACAGGCTGTACAGGTAAAGCCTCGCTGCATATCGCCTTGCGAGATCGGATTGAGAGATGCCTCAAAGAAGCCCTCTCGCTTCATCGCCTCGCCATGTGCGCGACTTTCTACATTGTAAATACCACCACGATCTGGGTTGTATTTGACACCGCCAATGACTGTCTCTTTCACGCCTCTATCTGGAGCTACATATCTTGGCATTTTGCCTCCTATAACTGATGGAGGATGCGGCTGTTACACCGCACCCTCCTCCGCCTTATTCAGTTGTACTACGCAGGGATGATTCCTGATACTGCGCCGTTCCATGCTGGAGCAGTACAGAAGAATGTTCCTCTGAAGTAGGTTGAGAAGTCATAGCTGAACTGAGTCACAGGCCATTGGATGCCCATGTAGTCCTGAACCATGAAGTTCGCCCACACATCGCTGACCTCAGTATCTGGGATAGGGAGTGTGAATGAGAGAACAGGTGCGACACCCTGGTTGAGCCAAGGGTGAACCATGAGATCGACAGCCTTACCGGTGACTTCGTTCTGGAGTCCAGTCACGATAGAGCCATAGGTGACTCCATCCTTACCTGGCTCCTGAATAGTCAAACGATAGTTAGCTGTAGAGCCACTCTTGATTGCATCTGAGAGTTGCTTACGGTCATTGCCGTTGAGTAGTACCAAGTCAGGGTCGCCCTTGACATTTGAGTACAGAGTCGCGAACACATTCTGGAACTCAACACCTGGGTTTGCGGTAGAGAATGCTGAGTTGATTGTGTTCAAAGCACCTGTGTTAGGGCCGAGAACTGTTGGGAGGATGCCGTCATATCCTGTCGCATATGCAGAGGTATCTGCGTTAGCGCGAGATGCTGCTGCACCTGATGTGCTAAATGCGAAGTTGTTAGCAGGTAGGTTTGTAGCTGATGCGCCCTGGATGACGACAGATGTCGCACCCTTGACTGTACCTTGATACTTTGCATTCGCTGTGCCTGTTGCTGTACCGACATAGATGTTGTAGCCGAGTGCTCCTACTGATCCTGTCCATGAGACAGTCAGAACATCGCCTGATGCGACAGTCTCAGATGCTACAGCCGAGACGATTGACTCGCCGAAGCCGCTGCCTGAGATACCTGCATCTGCGGTGATGTAGATGTAATAGACCTGAGCAGCGAGAGCTGTCTGTGATCCTGATGCTGCAGGTGATGCAGCGTTTAATGCTGTTGGAGCTGCGATTGCGCCTGAGTAGCCAGATGCAGTACCACGAGCCATGAGCATCATGCGTTCTTCCATCAACATCGTTGCGTATAGCGTAGATGTAGATGAGAGCTGACGAAGATCTTGATATCCAAGACCTGAGAAGTTAGCATCGAACGAAACGCTGTCAGATAGTGAGTAGCTGTTGTATGGCAACACTAGATCATCAGCGGCGTAGGAGATTTGTGGCCCACGCTCGTAGTTGATTGCTCCGAATGTGCTTGTTGTTGATTCTGTGATACCAGGCCAAATGTTTCCGACTCCGCCTGTACCTGTACCTGTGTATCCGAGGATTCTCTTGACACGGTGAGATGTACCGACACCCTTCTTACGAGGGATGCGATTGCGTAGTGGAGTAGGGCGAGGTGTGAGCAGTTTTGCAGGTGCTTCTAGATCGAAGGCTGCGAAAGATGTGCTCAATGGAGATGTGAGGGTGATGTCCTTCTGGATATCCTGCATCGCCATGCGTTGTGCGGCGAGTGCATTCTGTAGTCCAGCTACTGCATCAGGAGCTAGTGACTTGTTTGCTACGAGTGACTCTAGAGCCGATGTAGCATCAACAGGTGCTTGTCCTGGAACAGATGAGGCATTACCCAATGACTTGTTGAGGCTACCGAGGTATTCCTCATGGAGTTGCGCTGCCTCTACCGGTGAAACATCACCGAAGAGATCAGTAGCACGAGGCATTTCAGCCATTGTGTGTTCCTTTCGTTGTTTGGGTTTTACTTGTTGAGGGTGTCATGCTCTGCTGCAAACTTCTCAGCTAGTGCTCGATATCCCTTAGCAAGTGTTGGGTCAGTTGTTGCCTTTGCTTTCGCGTTGTACATGGCCGCCTTTACGAGGAGGTCACTAGAGGTCTCAGCCACAGGTTTCGCTGTGCGCTTTGGGCCTCCTGCTGCCGCGAGAGACTTAGCCGTAGCTAACTCAGTTTCCAAACTCATCGCACGACCCTCTGCTGCCTCTTTTGCAGACATGAGTGCCTCGATCTCCGTTCTGATGGACTGTGTTGCGCTCTTTATCGCTTCTTCAACGATGGCTTCTACATCTGCAGACTTAGGCTCATCTGCAGAAACTTCTTCTTCGTCTATTTCAGTATCGTCTGGCTCTGCACTCTTAGGTGTCTGGTCAGGTGAGTACATCTCTGCGGTTGTCACATGAGATGGCTTCGCTACATTTGCAAAATCGTTGATTTGTGTGAGCCCATGATCTGATCCTGGCTGAGCACATCCACACTCTAGGCACTTAGTGACCTCTGCAGACTTCTCTGCATCAGCATCTGCCTTGTAGTACTTGTCGCACATGCTCTTGATGGCATCGTCCTTCATGCCAGCCTCTTTGCATCGCTTCATGAATGACTCTTTGGACTCGTCCTTCTTAGGGGCGAACTTCTTTGTGTCCTCATCATCTAGATGCTCTGTCTTTTTCTTATCAGACTCATGCTCTGTCTTTTTGCTATCGACCTCATCTTTTTTGGCTGCGAGCTCGATATCCTCTAGTACTTCTTCCACTTCTCCCTCTGCTTTCTCCCCTTCGTACCATGCAAAGAGGTGGTGTACTGCTTGTAGTAGGTGAGCGATAGACATCTGTTCATCATGTCCCTCACTCATTTCTTCTGCCTCGATAGCGATGAGCTGTGCTAACGCTTGTCGAGCAGAGTCATAGGTCTTCTGGTCAAACTTGAGGAGGTCTGTACCTCGATACGCTTTGGATAGCTCAACGATTTCGTTTGCTAGTGCTGTCATAGCATCCTCCTCAGATGTTTGTGATAAGTCTAAAGTATCGGCGGTCTTTTTCGTTTTGCGTTTGTACTTGCCTCCACGCTTCTTGTACTCGCGCACTACCCAGGCATTGGCTACAGCCGATGGATATACATCAAACTTGTCCTTAGCCTCACGCTTGACTCGGTTATAGAGCTCCATATCTGCAGGTTCTGATCCTGCACCGCCCTCGTTGATGCTCTCATAGTCAGGCTTCTCATCAGCCTTCTCGATGAGCTCCTCTACCTGGATCATAGAGTCCTCACCTGTCGCAGACTTCGCTAGTACGAGCTGACAGTTGGGATTCGCCGGTCTATCCACTAGAGAGACCTCGACAATCTGCCCATCTACGATACGGCCATTAGCCGCCACTTTGTCTCGTGTCACGCGTGGGTTTTTGATACCGATTGAGAAACCCTTGAGCACACCTGTCTCTACCTTTTTGACCGATACAGGATCGACTACGAGAGCTGTGATGTAGTGTCCATCGCGCTTGAGCTCGTACTCTTTGGCTACACCTGCAGCGATGTTGCTGTGCTGCTCTCTGATGTTTCCACCTGACTTGAACCATGCTGGCATGGCTCGATCTAGCCACTCACCATCGCATATCTGTTGATCTATATCTACTGAGTCATCTGTTGCCTTGCCATAGACAGTCAGAGTGCCGTCAGAGTTTCTATCCGCCTTCTCGATACCGAAGTACGAGGTAGTCAGATTGCTCATAGTGGACTTCTCCTTGCTTTCTTGTGATCTGATGATGCCTCTAGCCCAAGACCATCCTGCATCGCCCCCCCATAGTAGCCATGCGATGTATCCGGCTGAGTCCTTTCCCCAACCCTCGCCTTTCTTATCTACCTCATGACGAGCGAAGTAGCTGTTCATCCGCTTGATAGTGTCGTAGCTGATAGATGCGCCGTTAGATAAATCTCTAGCTCTAGCGACTCCTACAGCCGTACCTCCGCGCCCATACTTTTCTCTGAGCTCTAGCCCACGCTTGGCATTACTGCGCACCGCCTGTGGAGGAGAGAAACCATCAGCCATTAGTCCACCCGTTCGGTCTGTACTGCATAGGGATTGATGTGTCTAACTCTAACAGGTTCGTGATTTTGTGATGGCATAGATGACATCTGTATCACCTGACCACCTGTGTAGTTAGGTGCATCAAAGTCAGGGATGACCGGCAGTAGTGCGCATCTGCAGTTGGGATGTGCAGGTGGCTGTGTATTGCCTGATGGGAAAGGTGCGCCTATAGCTACAGTCTGCCCATCATTCTGTGCGCAGATAGGACATGGATCGAAGGTAGTCCACTCCATCTCAGCTAGACCGGCATCCTGATATCGAGCGACTGTCGCCGCCGATACTGCTCTGTTGGACTCGGTGATAGCAATCATGAGGGCTCGCATCGGACTAGCGACTGTCTTGGAGATGAGTTTGGCTGCCTGTTTAGGTGATAGACCGAGCTCTATAGCCTCTCCGATAGCGTTACCGATATCTCTGAGCTCTGTGTTTGTCAGCTCCTTGAGTGTGATGCCCTGTGCCTCTAGTAGTTTGCGGAATGCTCGTGTGGGCTTGAGTATGAGTGCTGATATCTGATCTCCTGGCTGCCACGATGCCCAGTCGATAGCGACCTCTATATCTGCCTTGACTATATCTGCGCTCTTAGACTGTCTGCTCTCTGCCTCAGCGATGAGCTCCTGAGCAGCGAGATCACCTAGTAGATATCCAGTAGCCCAGACCTGCAGGAGGATTGTCTTGAGAGCCTCCATATTTACTCTCACATTTATGATTGCCCACGCGCGCGCGCGAGCGCGACTCTGTGCGAGATTGCCTGTACGAGAGGGCTGTGTAGCTAGGTATGCCTCATACATAGTGGTGCTGTTGATGCTTTGTTTCAGCGCAGCGCGTATCTTGGTCGCATTTCGAGCCGCTAGACGAGCATCTGCATCCATAGCTCGTTGCCAGGTCATGCTAGATACGCTTTGGCTAGGGCTCTAGCCGTATCGAAGTCTCCATCTACTGCGCACTTGTTTAGGGCATCGGCCACGATAGGGTCTAGGGCTTTGAACTCAAATAGACGGGCTCTCCTGCCTTTTGATGCCCACTTCATGAACGCCTTGACCTCATCACGAGTCGCCTCACCAATCTCGTCATTGTCATCCGGTGCTTCCTCCTCCTCAGGCTGCTCATTGCGAGTATCAGGAGTAGTGGGTGTGGTCGGTGTGGCATTCTCGCCCTCCAATGTCGGAGCTGAAACGACCTCTTTGGCGTTGATGATGCCGTCAGGGGAGAACAGGAATATATCTGCACCTGCCACGAGCATAGGCATATCGGCCTGTGGAGTATCGAGTAGTGGTAGTCCTAGCTCTGATCTGCGCTCGTTGATGGTCTTACCTGCAGATGTGACCTCAATCTGTGCCTTGCGAGCACTTGACTCGTTATCCATCCGCTTTGATGTCATCAGGCGGAACTCTAGTTCGCGTGGCATACCGAGATATGTGTAGCTGAGGTTCGTGACCATCTTGCTGATCCAGTTTGCTAGGGGCTGGATACCGAGAGCCTCGGCTGTTTCAGCTCTGCCCTCCTCAAATCCTGCTCCGCCTAGACCGCCCTTAGGGGCAAAGCCGATTTCACCTGGCTGTACACCGAAGTGACCGCAGATCGAGGTTATGAGGTAGTCATCTAGTGTGTCTTTGAACTTCTCGCCGTAGCCCTCATTGACCACAGGGGATAGACCCTTAGGTAGTAGGCGAGCGCGCTTGCGCTGCTCTGTCTGACCTGCGAGATCATCGTTGAGGATGTTCTCATACGCGCGTAGGAGGTCAGGGTTGTTACCCCAGTCCTCGTCTGTAGTAAACATTAGCTCAGGGAGAACACCATCTGTGTACTCAGCTCGTAGCCATTGCTGTCTGCGCAGATAGATATCAGCTAGAGGTAGGGCTCGCTCTACAGGAGAGAAGCCATAGACCGAGATAGACCGGCGATTGCGCACCATATATGCGAGGTCATCTGAGGAGAACTCTCCATCTGCCTTCGGATCATCATCGTTGGCTGCAAACTCTGAGCGTGGGAATCCATAAAGAATCTGTTGATACGCCGCGTTCGGTGGCATCGGCCTCATGCCTCTGTCATCTATGAGTGGCTTGATTGTAGAGCCATCTAGTATCTGAAAACCATAGAGGTCGCCACCGACTGATGGCTGTGGATAGACAGCCCATGCATCTATGACTAGGACTTCCTCGGCTGCAGTCATAAGCCAGTCTGTCCAGGTCAGTCCATTAGCTCTATCAGGGTTCTCCCAAAATGTGCGGAGTCGGTTGATCTCCTCGGTGAAACTCTCACGCGCCTGAGCCATAGCTCGCACATGATCTCCACCTATCTCTGCCACAATTTTCTCTGAGGCATCTGCACCGAGCACGATGTCCCACTCAAGACCTGTGAGTTTGGACTTTGTGACCTCGATACACCGGCGCAGGATGTCAATCTGATCTGCAGCAGCGCGTAGGGTCTTGAAAGGTACGAGACGAGTCTCTGTGATGTTGATGTTCTGCGCGACCTGATACTCATATCGGCGCGGCATCGGTCTGCCTGTGGCAGGGTCAATCGGGTTGATAGCCCCTGGAGTGATAGGCATACCAGGGCCGAAGGGGACAGTAGCTGAAAAGGGAGCGCGTGGCAGAGCCACACTATTGCCATATGTCTGTTGCATGGCAAGTCCACCCTGTCTCATCTCCTGCTCAGTCATAGTGACTGATCCTGCAGGGAGACGAGGTGCTTTCTCTATGTCACCTACTAGAGCTCTAGCGATACGGTCACGCAGACCCATGTGTATCTCCTTCTCGTGCTACTAGGCGTGGACTACTACTCGATACTGATTTGATGTAGGAGCTACAGAGAACAACAGCGTGATGGCTGTAGTAGATGTGTGCTGTACATCGCAGATGACCTCAGCATATGGGCTGCTGTTGTCGTACACGCTGACTATAACATCCTTTGTTCCGAGGTTATGTGACACGGTGTATGTGGTGGCTGTGCCATCTCCGACATTTGCCGCGTACTTGCGTACTGCTATGGTGGTATCTAGCTGGAAGCCTGATGCCCCTACTGATAGACCGCCTGATGCTACGACTACGCCTGTGAAGTTTGTGCCGGTGAGTAGTACGCCGTCAGATGCTGTATATGTACCTGCACCTGAGAACTGTTGGAACACAATCGGATCAGTACCGACTGTAGTGACCTCATCTACGCTGACCCATCCTGTGTTAGCGAGTGTCGATCCTGCATCTACGAAGGTGAAGTCTCCACCGGAGATTTCTGCGGCAGAATCAAAGTCTGTGGCACGAGTCAGTACCCAGTTCACAGAGCCTGAGCCGACTGTGGTGAGTGTGTAGATACCATTCTGAGATGTTGCAGTCTGATTCTTGACCAAAATACGAGCGTTAATAGATGGGCTGACTCCATCAGTTGCGAAGGCTGCCTGAGTTCCTGCGTTCGTCAGAGTAGCTCCGACACCTGCAGTCCCATTGCTGTATGTAGCGTTGAGATTTGCAGTTGTAGCAGCGTATGACGCAGCGTGGATATGCAGACCCTCAGCTACTCCATCTACATATCCCTTAGTAGCGGCATCAGTAGAGGCTGTTGGTGTAGCGAGGTTAGTAATCTTGTAGTTGTTGAGATTTAGATCGGCAGTTGGTGTAGCGAGCGCATTGAGGTTGATAGCGGAGTGCGCTGTGTTGTCGTGTACCGGTGTGCCGTGTGTGTGGTCATTGCGAGCTACAGATGTACCTGAGCCATTTGCAGATGAGCCACCGAATGTTGTCTCTGCGGTGACATTGCCGAATGATGGCATTGCGTGTGTGTGATCCTCACGCGCAGGAGCTGTACCTGTACCTACTGCACCTGCACCACCGATAGCGAGTGCCTGTGGTGTTGTGTTGGTGAGAGATGGTGTTCCGTGAGTATGGTCAGATCGAGAGTATGTCGTAGCAGAGCCACTACCGCTAGTAGCACCATATGTAGTCTGTGCTGTGACTGCGCCAAAGTTTGAAACCTGTAGCCATGCTGATCCTGTATCAAAGTACATGATCTGTTGGTCTGTTGCGAAGAACAGACGACCTGCCGTACCTGCTGCAGGGCGATTGTCGTACAGACCTGAGATGACCTCAGACTCATTGAGTACAGATACCCATGTCGTGCCATCGTAGTAGTACAGCTCGCCATCGCCTGTGTTGAAGTAAATCTGACCAGCGACAGGGCTTGCCGGTGCTGATGCTAGATTCTGAATGACAGCATTTGATAGCTCATTCTTGTTGAGGTCAATGCCTACTAGAAACTTACGCGCCATGTTTTTCTCCTCTAGATCACATATGCAACGCCGCTAAACGCTGCCGTGAAGGTAATCACCATCTGATTGACAGTAGGATAACTGAAAGTGCCTTCGCATTGTGTCCCTGCCGAGTCGAGTACGACTGCGGTGGGGTTGCCTCCGAGGTTGTGGTTGATAGTCCACACCGCAGAGGGGCTGTTCTGTGTATGCGTATAGAAAATCTGAGCAGATGCGGCTACTCCCTGTGGCCCAGGTGCTGTGACCTCTACTATCGCGTTCGTAGGTTTGATGATTACTACATCGTCAGCCATTATCGAGTCACCTCCGCCGATACTTCTGCCTGTCCCTGAGCTAGGCGAGTGACTACTCCGCCTGATGTGATTTCGAGATCGTAGTAGTACATACCAGGGTTGATGTTCCTCGTCTGTGTAGCTGTTGCGTGAGTATTTACAGTACCCGATGCACCTGTGATGGTGATGCCACTACCGCCTGTAGCGAGAGAAAGCACAGCATCAGGAGATGATGGGAGAGATCGTAGTTGGAGCGCGGCAGTAGCACCTGTTAGATTGACTGCCGATGTAGCGAGCCCTCCTGAGATGTATGTACCTGTAGCTCCGTTAGTGATAGTGAAAGTAGAGGCGGTTGCGCTCGCGATGGCGACATTTTGTAGGTTGTAGATAGGTGGGATGACTCCATCTATAGATACTGTCTGACCAGGGATGAAGCCGTTACTCGCTGTGACTGTGACTGTAGTGCCATTAGCCGTGATGTTTGTAATCTCGGCTGGCTGTTTATAGATGAAGGTCGCGTACCAATCTGCACCCTGGTCTATCGCGTACTCGCCGGTGAAGTTGAAACTGACAGCCATCTAGAGTCCTCCGGTCTTAAGCGTAGCAACGATAATAGCAGTTCCACACTTCATACAGAGATGCATTGACTTGGGATTAGGCATCCCACAGCTAGGGCAGACATTTGCTAGTGAGTTGAAGTAGTTGCTGATGGATGATGTACCGAGCAGATCGGAGAACGCTTGCACCATCGCATCTAGTCTGTCAGGAGATGATGGGTCTGCCGGTGTCCATGTAGTCATCTGATCCTCTAGTTTGTTGAAAACACCGAGATGATGGATACGCCCCTGCTCATACATAGCAGCGACAGGCTCTGCTCTGAGTTTCTTGCCCACATGGGCTCGTATCTCTCGTATAGGCAGCACAGGTCTGACCTGCTTGAGGACTGCGCTGACCATATCGCCTCCCTGATTGACCTCGACTAGGAGTGAGTCAGCCTTGTACTCGTCAAATAGAGCTACAGCCCTCGTAGCCCAGTCCAAAGGTGAGCCGCGCATAGAGTGGTCAGCTATGAGGTATCCATGTCCAGATGTGTCACATCCAGCTACGACTATGCCGGTCTCATCAGAGCTAGCGGTATTGGTGACTGCAGGGTCTATGGATACGACTATGCGTGACATATGAGGCCGTTCCTCGACTCTGCATCGCTCTATGAGTCCTCTAGTCCAGAGAGCACCCTCTACATCCTCAAGGATTTCCCCATATAACTCCTGCCTACCAAGTCTCGTTTCGTTATATCGAGCCTGTAGCTCTGCAAGCGCGATAGAGCTGAGATTGGCGGCGTTATCAAAGGTCGAGCCTCTGGTCACATATGTAGTAGATCGAGATACGAGATCGCGTATGAGCTGTGTAGGTCTAGGCGTGGTAGTGACTACTACGCGTGGATTCTCGCCTAGTCGGAGGCCGAACTGTAGTTGATCCCAGGTATCGTCATACTCCCAGGCTGCTAGCTCGTCACACCATGCGCCATGATGCTGTGGGCCACGCAGGGTATCTGGCTCCTCGGCTGAGAAGCCTTTAATCATCGAGCCATTCGGCAGGTTAATCTTGGTGCGCGACCTGTTGTAGTCAGCCTCGCGGTATAGACCATAGCGTTTGAGCACAGAGAGCACACCTGACTCGCCCTCAAAGCAGGTATCTCTGACATCTGCGTGAGTCCTAGCTACTACTGCCCATCTCGTGTTCGGGCGTGTTATCGCCTCGTACACTATCCACTCCGCCCCCGTCCTCGTCTTGCCCCATCCGCGCCCCGATAGGATCATCCACACCTGCCAGGGTGTCATCGGCGGTAGCTGATTCGATCTCGCCTGTATCTCCTGCCATTGGACTCTCGACTGCGCTATCTGTAGCGTTTTGTCGGAGTAAGTCGGCAAGGTCTCTAACTGCTCTGTCAATGCTGTCCCCTCCATCCCATACGGTGACATCCTGAGCGATTTTCACCGGCATATCTAGTCCTATCAGACGAGCTCTACGCTCCATGATTCTGATGATGGTCGTGATGGAGGCATTATCTCCATTCATCGCCTTCGGCCACGCCGCTAGCTGTAGCCGGTCTAGTCGATCTATCTCAGCCTGTCTCAGCTCATCGGCTGGCTGTTGCAGGGTGCGCTTGAGAGCGCGTTTGTACGCCATATACGCCCCTGAGTGATCTGCATATCCCACCTGCTCGGCTATGCGCTGCCAGGTCAGTCCAGCCCTGCGTAGCTCTAGAACCTTGAGTTCTCGGTCTATCTGCTCAGGCTCAGGGACTGCATTGTGATTAGCCATGATGTGACACACCTATCTTCACATCTTGCTTGTAATGTGTCAGGGCGCGTGGTGTTATTACTGCATGAGAACAGCACAAAGCGTCAGATTCGACACCTACTACAAGATACAGTTTCATGATCCTATTTCTCTATGTTGGAAGGATATCCAGAAGGCATATCCATCAGAGGAGGATGCTCGTGCAGCATTTACATCTGACAAGACTTGGCGTGTTATGTGTATCACTCCTACAGGTCGCTTCCCTCTATAAGTACCTGCTCTACCTCTACATCTCCGCAAGCCTGGGTCGCCTTTTTGGGGTCGCCCTTCACAAATACCAAGACCTGTTGATGTGTTTTGCCTAGTTTTCTGCTACTCGTAAAGAAGCGCGCTACTCGTACTGCTAGTGATCCCACAGGAGATATCAGTATCGCCTCGTTGTATAGGCGAGCACCTGCATCCTCAAACGCTCTGACTGTATCGTGGATGAGTCCTCGGTAGCATCCGCCGTCCTTGGGCTCTCTGATATCTCCGACTACCCATACTGCAAATCTGTCATCTTTCAGTCTAGCCACGCTCGCTCTGATGATCTCTCTATACGCTACTAGGAACTCCTCATAGCTCATCTGTGAGAGATCGGCAGGATTATCCGAGTACACCTCTAGATCACCATATGGAGGACAGGAGAATATAAGGTCAGCTCGATAGTCTGCCGGTAGGAATGCATCTAGAGCTGTGCTGTCTCCTGTGATCCAGGTAGGCTCAGGGACATCTGCCTCTAGACGAGTCTGTATATCAGTCCATTGCTCTCGGTTAGCCACTATCTGCTCTGCTCGGAGATCGACTCCTGTGTATCTGCGCTGTAGTGCGCTCGCTACTACTCCTCGTACTGAGCCACCGGCGAACGGATCAAGTATCTCTCCATCTACAGGCGACCACCATCTATAGGCTATCTCGCATAGGACAGGATCAAAGACCGATGTTCCGTTGTTACTGAGTCCACCTCCATCAGGGATGACTAGATAGTCACGCTCAAACTCCTCATTACTGAGAGCTCTACCGATGCTGTTCTCTGTTTTGGCTTTCTGAAAATAGTAGTTTGGTATGCGACCTGATAAAGAGTTGAGAGTAGCACCGCCATCTCGGCCAATCTCAGACTTAATACCTAGTTGTATCCATCTCTGCTTCCGTGCTCGCCACTCACCGCCGCGCTGGTCAAAGATGCTCAGGGGTGGGACTATAAATCTCTCAGCTAGCGTAGGTGCTGGCTCGACTGTCGCCTCTACCGGTGGTATCTCGCGCTCAAATCCGAGAGCCTCGATATCCCAATCTCTGTTCTCTAGCTCTAGGAGCTGTGTGGCTAGACGAGTCTCATCCCACTCTGCGAGCTCTGCAGTCCGATTGTCTGCGAGCGCATATGCCATCGCTGTGTCGTCATCCCAGTCATCAGGTACTTGAACTATCTGTATCTCTGTCCATCCGAGTGAGAGAGCCGCCTCAAGTGTTCCGTTGCCAGCGAGGACTTTCGATCCTCGCACCACGATGGGCTTACGCTGACCGAAGCGGCTCAGGCTATTTGCGATAGCTCGGAGATTGACATCCGAGTGTCTGCGAGCATTTGATGGATCGAGTGTGAGCGAGTTGATGGGTACGGTGAGCGTATCCATATATGCCTCCTAATACTGCAACCAAATATAGAACGGGCCGAGATCGAGTCCGAGCGAGTATCTATCTATGTGGAAGCCTATTCCGAATCCCTTACATAATCCAATCAGGATATAGCTACTGCCTACTCGTATCTCTCTAGTCATCAGGTAATGCTGTGCCTCTCTGTATGAGAGCGAGTCGAGCATCTAGTAGATCATCTATAGAGCTCTGCAGCATCTCTCTCTTGCGCCAATTCATCCTGTTGCCAAACTCGTCTGTTTTCAGCATGGCATGTGTGTACCGGATAGCCTCATCTATATCAGCTACCGAGATGTCCTCTGTGATGACTACGCTCATATGAGGATGATAGAACTACTTACGCGGTTTGCGCTTGAGCTCCTCCTCTAGTTCCTCACGATGGAGGTCTAGTAGGTTCTCTAGTTTGAAGGCTAGGCTCTCGTATCCGCGAGCGCGGATGCGGTCTGCGACTGTCTGTAACACAATGGCTATCTGTGGATCGTCACTTATCACTCTGTACCCCCCTGAGAAAGTCTAGAAGTTGCTCCACGATGACTACATCTCGCCCATCTATGTGATGATGGTAGTCCCCTGCGAACGCCTCGATCTCGCTAATGACTTTGCAGCGAGTCTGATGCTCTAGAGCTCTGAGCATAGACTGTAATGATTCAAGGTCTGCCATTTTTCTCCTGTCGGATAGCCTGGAAGCGCGCTACATCCTCTCGTCTGTAGTACACCTTGCGACCTAGTTTGGACACATATGTCAGTTGCTTCCGATGCTGTATCTGTCTCAGATTGTTGAGCGTGATACCTAGTAGCTCGGAGACCTCTAGTGAGGTCATCAGAGATTCATCTACCATCCTGGATCAAACGCATCAGGCTGACGAGATGTGGCTCTCCCTGATTCCTTTTGTAGGCGAGGTATTAGCGCGATCTCGCTCGCTGTAATCTCTAGCGCAGTCTTTTCTACTCCATCTCGGCCCTGAAATGTCGATTGTTTGACACTACCGAGTACGAGTACCTCGTCACCCTTTTTGATGGTGTCAGCGATAGCCTCAGCCTTTTTGCCGAACTGAGCTACTTTGAACCACATAGTCTCACCATCTACCCACTCGCCGCCCTTTTTGTTGCGCGGTGTGTATGCGATGCTGAATGTGACTAGCGGTAACTGATCCTGTGTGACGAACTTGATTTCAGGGTCGCTACCGACTCTGCCTTTGACTTTGATCTCCATATATCACTCACCTTCCATGAGAACGCTGACTCTACCATCATCTTGTAACAGTACGACTGATCCATCTGATCGAGCGAATGGGACTTGGGATGGCTCTTGCCAGGATGCGACCATCCAGCCCTTCTGACTCGCGTAGTCTGGGTTGTTGTGGATGCTGCTCGTTTTGAGGTTGTGACAGCCGTGATGCACTCTGATGAGATTGCTAGCTGTGTCCTTGCCACCTCTAGAACGGAGTTTTCTGTGATGCAGAGCCATAGATGGCTGTGCCGGTAATCCACAGACTTCACAGTACCCACCTGCCCTCTCCTCCACTATTGCTACTACTTTCTTGTCCACCTGTACCTAGTCCTCATCATCATCCTCATAGATTTCATCATCGTCTAGATGTGGGATAGGTCGCTCGATATGGATTGGGATGATTGTGCTCATCAGTACCAGCCTCCTCTGCCGTTTTTGTCTGCTCTAGATAGCCAGGAGTGTAACGCTTTGCAGGGAGTCTCGTATCTGTGCTCGATATAGCCGAGCCCCCATCGCACCTGAGTGTGAGGATGGCTCATAAAGTCAGCTATCTCTGCTGCCGAGTTATGGCTCATGTGTCGCTGTGGGATGCCGTAATCCTGGGTAGGCGACTTTGCCCTGTGATTCCAAGCAGACTCCTTGCCCCATAACTGAGCTAGGCATTGGTACTCACGCTCAGGTTGTTTGTGCTCCTTGCGTAGTAGGTGCTTCGCATAGTCTTTGGCTGACATCTGTGAGATCACAAACTGCTGTTTTTGTTTGGGAGTCATCACCGGCGCGTGAGCGTGGCTAGGCAAAACGAGCACCACCCCTGTTAGGGCTACTATAAGTGCTCGTGTAGAGAGGCTAACTATTCGCCCCTAGCCTCCAACGCCTTACATACTCCGCAGGTGGCATCACCATATTTCCATGATCCACAGGTACATCTACTTATCATCTTGTCCATCTCTTACCCCTTTCAGGTTGGTATTTGGACTCTCCAAAGTTTATCGGATGGTCACGAGGCGTGGTGCATCAAACGACTTGCTGTGCGCTCGCCCATCTGCCTCTACGAGGACTATCTCTCGCCAATACTTACAAGTGCCATAGTCCACGAATCGGTCATAGGCTCGTACCGCCTCCACAGCCGAGTCATACTTCTGACTGAAACTGACCTCTCCATCCTCGACAACCTGCACCATAAATGTGTAGCTATCCATTATCTGCCCTCCTTGATGACTCGATCTATCTGCTCCATACATGAGCCATACCCCAGGGCATTGCCATACTCTGATCCTACATAGCAGACATCGCGTGTCACATATGCGAACAGAAGTCCTATCACTATCGCAGGTATGACCACGAGGACTATCCATCCCCTGCGTGTCAGCCTAGTTGTCTCGTTTGCCATTTGCTGCCTTCCTCCTGAAATACTCTGTTGATGCGCACCACTCGCACTCTGCGAGTAGCTCTCCCTCTGTATCTAGTCCTATTATGAGTCTGTTTCCGAAACTACCGGATGTGCCACACCACGCGCAGGTAGGTTCTTTTGCCTCGACACTCATTGTATTTGGCAGTCACAGGGCAGTACTTCATATGACTCGCTATCGCTGATGATGTGTGTACCTGATCCGCGACACATACTGCAGGGCGGTGGTGGTAGATGAGTCTG